CCGACGAGCGCGGATTCGTTTATCACGATTATTCGCTCGGTTCGACCCAAGTGACATTTACCCACGGCATGGTCCCGGAGCTGTTTCCACTAAGGAAAAGCTCTGGAACAAATACCGATGGACAAGTGTATCGCCTAGGGTCCTCGCTACATATCCACTTGACGCGTACTTTTACGCTTCTCTTGGTCATGTATGCGATTCACTCGATAAGATTCAATCTATCGAGTATAAGGAGTCTTACGCACAGGTTGTACTTGTGCCTAAAGACTCTCGCGGACCGCGCTTAATCTCCGAGGAGCCACTAACTTTTCAGTGGATCCAACAGGGATTAGGCCGAGCCATTATGAGACACGTGGAGCGTCACAAACTCACTAAAGGGTTTGTCAACTTCACGGACCAACAGAAAAACCGGTCAGCCGCCCTCAAAGGGTCGTTGACTGGTGAACTATGTACACTGGACCTTAATGAGGCCAGTGACAGAGTATCTGTAGGTTTAGTCAACTTACTATTCCCAGAACCATTAAAAACGGCTCTGATGAATTGTAGGTCGTTAGGAACCACATTACCAAGTGGACAACAGATCACACTCCAGAAGTTCGCGCCAATGGGTTCAGCATTATGCTTCCCCGTGTTGGCGCTTACAGTATGGAGTCTGTTGACTGCTGGTTGTGATGACGCGGATCTGCGAAAGCAGATCTTAGTATACGGTGATGATGTCGTCGTCCCCAAGGCTTACGCCTCAGACGCGATGAACATACTCGAATCGTTTGGGTTGAAAATCAACCGCGACAAGAGTTGTACCAGTGGGTTCTTTAGGGAATCCTGTGGCTTAGACGCCTTTAATGGCGAGGAAGTCACTCCAGTCCGTATTAGGACTGTCTGGTCATCCGCACCCAGCCCGGAAGTTTACACTTCATGGATCGCAACCGCGAACCAGATGTATAAACTGAAGAACTACAATTGCTACGACTTGATCGTAGGATGGTTGCACTCCGTTTATGGAGAGCTTCCATCGGTTGGCATGAATTTATCATGTCCCTCCCTTGTAGACGTTCCGGAAGACTGGTTACCACGTCGTCGACGCAACAACAAAAGCTTGCAAAAGCTTGAGTATTACGTCCGCGACGTTCAGTCACGCACGGTTAGTAAAGAGCTCGACGGTTGGAGTATGCTACTCCGCTTTTTTGCGGAAAGCTGCTCCAAGTCTGAACTCTACCGATCGAACATAACCCCCGAAGAAACGGGGCCAGTGG